TATTAGGACTTTTACCTGTGCCATAATCACGCCTTAGTGTTGTGAAGTTTGAGATATCAAATCAAATTTCGGATTGGGTAATGCTAAATTAGCTTTACTTATTCCTATTTAGACAAATTAATTTTTTGACAATTTTTTGAGCGATTCTCTTAAAATTTTTGAGCCACCAATACGAACATTGATAATACCATTATAGTAATCATCAGTCTCTAAAACTTTTCGATCAAACTGTTCTTGTGCTTCTATGTAGCTTGCAACACCCCTACTAGGACAGTAGTATAGTATTTCTCTAGCGAATCTATGTTCACCTAGTTTAAGTACATCATCTTGTAATTGTTCAGACGAACCCCAATAAGTTTTCCAATCACTTTCTTTTGTGCCTCGTCTTTTATTCTTTCGACCTTTGAGTGGTTTCTTTGTAGTTTTGAATTTTGCTAACTTCTTACCTACATATTTCTTGTGATTGATTAGATTTGTTATTAGATAAACAAAAGCTTCACAATCTTCTGGCAGTTCTTCAACTACTTTACCTTTATAGGTCCAGTTAGTTCCAGTTTTCATCAATATCTGTTATCGTTTCCTCAATTTCTTCATGTTCTTCTCCACAGAATGGACAAAACTGCTCGATATAATCTTCTGGCAAATCATGTTTTACTATGTATGTTGCCGAGCAGTTATCACATACTGTCTTTAGATTGGGGTTTTTCGTCATAGTTTAAATCCTTTAAAGGTCTCTTTCTCAACATCTTGTTTAATACCACCAACGATATAACTTTCTATTTCAGTTTCTTGTGGTGCATTTTGTAATCCACGACTATTCAACCAATGTTGAGTCCATGGTAATGGATTGTTGTTTGATGGTTGGTCATAAACTCCTTTTAGACCAATTGCCTTCATTCTTTTATTTGCCATAAATTCTACATACTGATTTAATAGTTTATCATTTAGACCAATCATAGAACCTTCTTTAAACAAGTATGTTGCCCAAGCTTTTTCTTGTTCAACAGCAGTATTATACATATCATATACTTCTTGCTCAGTTTCTTTTATGATATCTAACATCTCTTTATCGTTTTCTTTATTTCGATAGTTATTTATGATGTTTTGTGATACTGCAAGATGTAAGTTTTCATCTCTTGCAATTAAAGATATAATTTTAGCAGAACCTTCCATAAGTTTTAATTCACCAAATGCAAAACTACAAGCAAAAGAAACATAGAATCTTATACCTTCTAGTATGTTTACATTAACTAGTGTAAGATATAATAATTTCTTTAATTCTTTTTGTGTGCCTTTACCATTCAAGTGATATTGATGAGCATATGTAATAAACTTATCGTATGCCTCTGTTACAGTTTCAGCTCTTGCCATAATCTCTGGTGTTTCGACAATTGTATCTAGAACAGCAGTAGGATCAGGATAAACATTTTTCATTATGTAAGTATATGAACGACTATGTATTGTCTCACTAAAGTCCCATGCAACTAACATAGATTCTAATTCAGGTAAACTACAAAATGGTAAGAATGCCAGACATGGTCCACGACCTTGTACACTATCTAATAATGTTTGATATTTTAAATTAGATGTAAAGATATGTTTCTGTTCATCTGATAATTGTTGAAAATCGTTTCTATCTTTTTGTAGAGATACCTCTTCTGGTCTCCAAAAGAATCCTAGTTGTTGTTGATTTAACTTTTCAAAGATAGGATATTTCTGTTGGTCAAATCTTTGTGTGTTAGGTTCTTCTCCGAAAAACATAGGTTGTTTTAGCCAATCTACTTGCTCTGTGTTAAATACTTTAGACATTATATAGCACACGCCTCGCAATATTCTTGATAATCTTCATCTGTTTTAAATTCCTCTCTGGTCTTAGTACTATCTTTTATATCATCATGCCATCCAACAGAATGTGTAGGTTCTTCTACATCTTGTTTTGCGTCATATGTGTTTTGATAGTAGGATGTTTTCCATCCTAATTTATATGTAGTTAATAAGTCATTTGCCATTACTGACACAGGCACCTCGCCGTCTTTATAGTTCTCTGGATTATAACTCCAGTTTCCACTTATCGCCTGGTCAAAGTATTTCTGCATAACAGAAATTGTATTAATGTAACCTTCATTACTTTTCATATCCCATAACAATGTGTAGAAATTCTTTAGTCGGTTGTAATCAGGAACTATTTGTTTGAGTGTTCCTTTTTTACTTTTTTTAATTGAAAGATAATCACGAGGCGGTTCAACACCGTTCGTAGCATTTGAGACAACTGAACTACTCTCTGACGGCATTTGGGCCGATAGTGTTGAGTGTCGTAACCCGTTGCTCTTGATATCGTTTCGTAAACTAGTCCAATCATAACTGTACTTTCTTTTGACTATATCGTCAACATCTTTTTTATATGAATCAATTGGCAGAATGCCATCACTATATTTAGTTTTATCAAAGTATTCACAAGCACCTCTTTCTTTCGCTAGTGTATTACTTGATTTCAATAGATAATACTGAAATGCCTCTGTAATCTCATCAACTAACTTCCATGCTTCTTTATCATCATACTTAACTTTATTCTTTGCAAGATAGTGAGCAAGACCAATATAACCAATACCTAAACTTCTTCTTGCAAGAGTAGATTTTTCTGCAGCCTTAACAGGATACTTTTGATAGTCTATAATTTCTTCTAATGATCTTACAGATAAATCGCATAGTTCCTCTAGTTCTTCTTTATCTTTAATTAAACCTAGATTGATAGCAGATAAAATACATAAAGCAATTTCACCTTCTTCATCATCAATGTGTTTGATTGGTTTAGTAGGTAGCGTAATCTCTTGACATAGATTTGACATATAAACTTTATCTTTAAATGATGAATGAGTATTACAATGATCTATATTCATAATGTAAATACGACCTGTCTCTGCTCTTTCTTTAAGTAAGTCCATAAACAAAGTCTGTGCTCTTATTTTCTTTTTACTAATAGATGTTTTTCTTTCATACTTTTCATACATCTCATCAAACTCTGGCATACCAAACGCTTCATATAAACCAGGTGTTTCGTGTGGTGAGAATAAAGTTATTTCTTCATCCTTAATAAATCTCTCATAAAATAATTTAGATACTTGTATAGAATAGTCTAGTTTTCTTACTCTATTATCCTCTGTACCTTTATTGTTTTTTAAAACAAGTATATCTTCTATTTCTTGGTGCCAGATTGGAAAGTGAACTGTTGCTGATCCACCTCTAACTCCGTTTTGTGTACAGCAACGAACTGTTGCCTCAAACTTTTTGAGAAACGGAATGACGCCAGTATGCTGTATTTCGCCTCCACGAATCTTCGAGTTGATGCCTCTAATTCTACCAGCATTGATTCCGATACCAGCCCTTTGGGCAACATAGCTACCAATAGCCATATCGGAGCTAAAGATACTAGGCAAAGTGTCATCGCTATCGACCAGAACGCAAGAAGCAAACTGCCTAAGAGGAGTTCGAACACCTGCCATAACAGGCGTAGGAATATTGATTTTGAATCTGCTAATCGCCTCATAGTATTTCTTAACATATTGTAACCTACTTTCTTTTGGATACTGAGCAAACAAAGTTGCTGATATCATCATGTACATAAACTGTGGTGTTTCAAATATTTCACCATTACTTCTATCTTGTACAAGATATTTATCCATAACTTGTCTTAGACCTGCATAAGTAAAATTGTAATCTCTTTCATGATCTATCCACATACCCATTCTGTCAATCTCTGCTTCTGTATAATTATCTAAGATTTCTTCATCATACATACCCTTTTCAATACATACTTTAATATGATTTAAAAATTTTGGGTGTTCCCATAATCTATGAAATAGTTTTTTTCTTAGAGAAAATAGTAATAGTCTTGCTGCGACATACTGATAGTTAGGATTTTCTAAACTTATAAGATCATTTGCTGACTTAATTAATATTTGTTGTATATCCTCTGTTGATATTTTGTCAAAGAATTGTATACCACTATTCATTTCAACATGAGAAGCACTAACACCTGTAATACCCTCTGTTGCAAACCCAACCATCGAGTGAATCTTGTCAATATTTAAGGCTTCTAGACCTCTTCCGTTTCTTTTATTTACATTAATTTGTTCGTTAGAGACCATGTCTGTTAAATACCTTTCCAGTTGTTAATATGTTGTAGTGCTGTAAGTCCGCAATATGTGTTATTACTTATAAGAGTTTGTATCTCTGTTGATGTTTTTCCTGAAATAATTATATCATTAATATCTTTATATTTCAATGTTTTTGGCCAGACAACCAAATTAAATTTTTTATCAACAGCACTTATCATACGGTCTATAATTTCTTTGTTTCTAGGTTCATTATCAAATATCATTGTGCATTGTTCATGATTTATTTTAATGTTAGCGTCTGCACCTGCAAGAGCAATAGCATTATCTAAGAATAAACTATCAATAGGACCTTCAGTAATCATTACAGGTTTATTTAAATCTAGTCTATCAAGACCATATATCTTTTGTTTTGTATCATCAAACTTAATAGTTATATACTTAGGTTGTTCTTTACCAAATGCACGACCTTGAAAAGCAAAAAAGTTACCCTCTCTATCATAGAAAGGTATTACTACTCTAGGATGGTCATCTCTTAAACTAGGAAACTTATTAGGTATAATACTATTAGTCCATTCATAGAAATTAGAACAAAAATAAAATTTATCCCAATGTTCTTTAGGTATCAGTCTTTTGTAAACAAATTGTTTTGCTGGGTGTGTCTGTACTAACTTGTCAAAACTTACTAACTCATCTAGTGTTCTTTCGTGAGCAGTTTTCTTTTTTAATATTTTAGATGGTGTAAAATCAAACTCTGGTTTTTCTTCTTGTACTTTACCATCTTT